AGTCCGGAAGGGAGGCCCTCGTGCCCCAACCCAAGCGCCGCGGCCTCCTCGAGCGCCTCGGCCTCCGCCGCGAAGCCCTACCCGCCCCCAGGAAGGGCGGCTGGGCGATCATCCCCAGCACCGCGCCGGACGTCACACCGATCGACACGCCCCGCGAACAGCTCGCCAGCGCCGTCGGGTGGGTCGCTGCAGCCGCCACCCTCATCGCCGAGGACGTCCGCGCCGCCGAGTGGCGCGTGTGGCGACAGATCGGCAAACGCCGCGAGGACTGGATCGAGGCGCCCACGCACGCCGCCGCCCTCGCGATCGCGAGGCCGAACCCGACGCAGACGCTCGCTGACGTGCTCGAGCTGACCGACCTGCACTTCAGCCTCACCGGCAACTGGTTCTGGCACCTCATCCGCAACCGGCCCGGCGGCCGCGCGCTCGGCATGGAGGTCATCTACCCGCACTGGGTGGACGAACCCGTCTTCGAATCCGGCCGGCACACCGGCTGGCGCGTCACCGTCCCGGGGCACGCGCCGAAGATCCTGCCGGTCGAGGACGTCATCTGGGGTAGGCGGCCGCATCCCGCGGACCCGTGGCGCGCCCTGAGTCAGGTGGAGGCGGCGGCCGCGTCTCACTACGCCGACCTGTACACGAGGGCGTACGCGTACAGCGTGATGCGGAACGACGGTGGTATCCCCGCCGGGATCATCAGCAGCGACCAGGAGCTCACGCAGGACCAAGCGGACGCGATCCAAGAACGGTGGCGGCAACGGTACAGCCAGTCGCACGGCGAGGTCGCCGTCTTCGGCGCCGGGGCGAAGTGGCAGAGCATCGGCATCCCGATGCAGGACCTGAAGTTCCTGGAGATGGGCGACTTCAACCGCGAGCAGATCCTCGCGATGTTCCGCGTACCCCCAGCCGTCATGGGGCAGTCCAAGGACTTCAACAGGGCCAACTCCGAGGCGGCGATGGTCTCCTACCAACGCCAGGCGCTCAAGCCGCGGCTCAGGCGGTACGAGGACGCCATCAACCGCTTCGTCCTCCCAGCGTTCGGCGGTGACGGCCTCTACCTCGAGTTCGAGGACCCCGTCGACAAGGACCGCGTGACCGAGCAGACGCTCGCCTTGAACGACCTCAAGGCCGGCGTGATCACCGTGAACCAGTACCTGGAGGAGAGCGGCCGCGACCCGCAACCATCCGGGGACGTGTTCATGATCCCGAGCGGCGTGAGCCTGCGGAAGAGCCTGGAGCCGCAGGAGGCTCCCGCCCCGGCCGCGCCGCCCCCACAGCCGCCGCCGGCCGCCGAGGACGACGGCGAGGAAGAGCCCGAGGAGGCGGAGGAGCCTGAGCGTTCCCTCCTGACCGCCGCCGAGAAGCTCGAGTTGGCAGCCCTCCGGGCGAAGGCGAGACGCCTAGAGACTGAGCAGGCGCGTGAGAAGTGGTACCGCGCCTTCAGAGCGCAGGTGGCCAGGTGGATGAGCGCCGCCAAGCAGGAGGGGTACCCGCCCGACTGGCGACCGCCAGATGACGAGCTACCGAGCGTGCCGCTACCCGACAGGGGCGACCGGACGTTGATCGAGTACCTGGAGTACCTGAAGGGCCCTGGCGGTAAGGAGCTGGCATGCAGAGCGATACCAGACTGACGCTTCTCACGCCCGACGGCCGCCCAGCAGTGCGGGTCAGCCCGCACCCAGTCCTGATCTTCCTCCGAGGGGAGGTGCCATATGCAATGGACCAGAGCACTCAGCGAGGTGACGGAAAGCGGCCCCATCCCGTTCGTCCTCTCCACGCCCGGCGAGAAGCGTGACGGGCTAGAGCTCGACCAAAGCCTCTTCCGCTTCGACAACTTCCGCAGGAACCCCGTCATGCTCTGGCAGCACGGGCGAGACCCCATGCGCGGCAACGTCCCCATCGGACGCTGGGAGAACATCCGCATGAGCGACGACGGCGTCATGCGCGCCGAAGCCGTCTTCGACGACAGCGACGAGTTCGCCCGCATGATCGAAGCCAAGTACAGGCGCGGCTTCCTCAACGCCGCGAGCATCGGTTGGATGCCCGTCTTCGACGAACGCGGGCGCGTCACCGCCTTCGACCTCCTCGAAGCGTCCGCCGTGGCGGTGCCCGCCGACCCCGACGCGCTCGCTGACGCCCGCTCAGCGGACCTGGCGTTCCTCAAGGACGTGTGGGCCCGCACCGAGGCGCCCAGGAACAGCGTGAGCAGCGCCGAGATTCAGTTGCGCCGCGCGCTCGCGGTGCTGCACATCCGCAACCTCGCGCACTAAGGGCCTGCTCCCACCCCGTCCCCTCACGGGTGGCAGACAACGCAGCCCAAACCCATGCACAGGAAAGGAACGATCATGGAGACCCAGACCGAGCTCCAGCGTGAGCTCATGGCCGTCCTCGAACCCGCCCAGAAGGAGATCAAGGGCGCGCTCGAGGAGATCCGACAGGTCCGCAAGGAACTCCTGTCCCACCAGGAACGCGAAACGCCGTTCGATGACGCGAAGGTTCGCGACCTCGAAGCCAAGCTTGCTGAGCTGGAGAAGGCGAACGAGGACACGAAGGAACGCGTCCGCCTCGCCACGATGGCGATCACCACGCCATCCGACGCGACGAAGAGGGACGTGTTCGAGGGTGTGTTCATCCGCGACGCCGCCGAGCTGAAGAAGGCCGCAGCCGCCGGGAACCTCGAGCGCGCCATCACCAGCGGCACGACCCTCGCGTCGTACGGGAAGCTCAACCCGGAGCAGGAGCAGCGGTTCCGCGACTGGCTCATCGAGAAGCAGGTCGCGCTGTCCCGCGTGCAGACGCTGATCATGTCGGCTCCGCAACGCTACCTGGACGAGCTCCTCACCGCCAGCCGCAAGTTGCGCGCCGCCAGTGAGGCGACCGCTCCGACCGCCGCTGACGCGTTCACGACCGCCCGCCGGACGCTCACGACCGTCGAGACCATCTGGGCGGAGGACGTGTCGCTGTCGTTCATCGAGGACAACATCGAGCGCGGCAACATCGACGCGCACATCGCCCGGAACTTGGCGACCGCGGTCGGCAACGACCACAACGACCTGTTCTGGAACGGCGACGAGGACAGCAGCGACGATTTCTTGGGCATCAACGACGGGATCATCGACATCGCGAAGAACGACGCGAACGTCGTCGATTACGACGCGACGAGCGACACGAAAGTCGAGGCCATCCTCAGCGGCGCGTACCGGATGTTCGCGTACGACTACGCGTCCCGCCCGGACCTGAACCCCGTGTTCTTCGTGCCGTACAAGACGGCGCTCACGTACGCGGAAGAGTTCGCCAACCACAGCACGGCGTTCGGTGAGCAGGTCACCCTCAACGGCCTGCCCGCCCTGCGGTACTTCGGTGTGCCGGTCGTCGCCGAGCCGCACCTGGCTGGTGACGAGGCTGTCCTGACGCCCGCTCAGAACCTGATCTGGGGTGTGCAGCGCGGCATCACGATGGAGTCGCAGTGGAACCCGCGCAAGAGGGTGATCGAGTACACGGTCACGGCGCGCACGGACCAGAACTACGCGAAGTCGCAGGCGGTCGTCCTGATCGACGGCATCGCCTCCGGCCTGCGCTAGTGCGGGTCCGGAAGCTCGGATTGGGGGCCCTCGCCTGGCGCGGGGGCTCCCTCAACGGGGGCGAGGTGGGTGACGTGCCGGTCGAGATCGTGGAGCGGTACATGCACAAGCTGGAGGTGCTGGACCCCATGCCCGCGCCGGAACCCATCTCGGAACCCGAACCGGTGAAGGCCCGGAAGCCTCGTGCCCGCAAGCCCAAGTCTCGTTGACGCGGTGATGGTCAGTTGCGCGCAACGCGAAAGCGCTCGTGCGCTGACCATCCCGCAACTAGAGAAGGCCGGCGTCGCGGTGACCGTCCTGTTGGACGACTGCACCCCGCCCGTCCAGACGCCGCCGGGGAACGGCCCCATCGGACTGAAAGCCATACGGCACGCCATCGCTATGGGGTGGGAGCACGTGCTGATCGTCGAGGACGACATCGACCTCGCGCCTGACTTTCCTATGTTCGTAGAAGCCGCCTTGAAGACCAACGCGGCTGTGTACCTATATCTGAATGACCGCGAGTCCCGCATGCGGGACATTCTCGGAACCGAACTAACGCGGAGCATCCTCGCCAAGGAACCGCAACCCCGGCGGTTGGTGAGGGCGCGGCGGTACGCGGGGTTGTTCGGCGCGCAAGCCGTCCTGTTGCCAGCCGCCATCCTCCCAACGGTCGAGCGGTGGCAAGCGGCGAAAGGCGACAGTTTCGATGCGAACATCCTCCGCGCCCTCGTGCACAAGCAGTTCCCGACGCTCGTCGCGATCCCGCACCCGGTGCAGCACCGGCACGACCGCACCGCCCGCACACCCGACGAGCGCCTGAAGAAGAGTCACAGCTTCAACCTCGCGCGAATCGGAACGGAGGTCACCGTCGATGCCGGTCTTCGTCATGCTCAGCCACGAGAGCCGCGTCGAGAGCCGAGCGCGTAGCCTCGCCAGTTTGGGTCAGGCGGGCGTCGAGCCTGCGCTCGTCATCAGCACCTACGACGGGCCCACGCCGGACGCGGAGGTGAGGCGCGCGGCGTTC